CCTCCACGAGACCCAAGAAGTTCGACGCGGCATCTTCAGATGTGCCGTCGATGTAGGTGACCCGGAAGTCACCGATCGGCATCATGCCGGCCATTACGAACTGCGCTTACGGAGCTTAGCGTCGGTCCCTGCCGGCACCGGTTCGCGGCCTTCGCCGTAGTTGGCCGGCACCTGATCCTCGGTCTCGGGCACGGGTTCGCCGTTGGTGTTGCCGTTGCCGTTGCCGTTGGCCGAGAGCAGCGTCGCCGGGGCGTAGGCCGGGTCGTTGGTGATCATGTTGAACGGCGCCGACTGGTCGGACGGGATGAGGATCTGCATGGTGACGGGGAACGTCGAGGCGTCCTCACGGAGCAGCTTCTGCTCGACGCCCTCACGGTTCTGGACGCGCTTGTACTCCCACCGGTAGGTGTTGTCGCCGTCGATCATCTCGACGAGCATCGCCCGTTCGTCGATCTCCGCCGGGTCGGGGGGCGTGTAGCGGTACACGTCGGTCTCGGCCGCCTCGAGGGCGTACTCGCCGCCACCGAGCGCGAGCAGCAACTGGTCGCGGCCCTGCTGCATCATGTTGAACGCGATCGTCTTCGGCATCTTCGTCGAGATGATGCGCACCGGGTCAGCGGACTGCATGGCGTAGATCTCGGTGACCTCACGCCCGTAGTTGGCAGTGATGCCATCGGGGGTGACGTAGCCGAGGTCGACCCACGGGGCGGCCGGCGCGGTCTCCCATGCGGGAAACGCGGTGCCGAGTGGGGCCAGGAAGATGGAGGCGATACCCGCTACGCGGATATCACCGGCGTCGTAAGCCATTGAGGGGACCTCCTCAGGGGTGGGTGTGAATTGCGGCCAGCGCGAGATACCGGGGCTTCGGTGGCTCGTAGCCGACGTCGGGCACGTACGACAGGTCGCCGAACCGCACGTTGGTCACGACCCCGATGCCGACGTGGTGCCCGATGAACTCTTCGGCCATGGCGTCGCGCACGGTGTCGATGATTTGGCGGGCCTGCACTTTCGGGCCGCCGTAGGCGTCGATCTGGATGTACGCCTCGTCGAGGTACAGGGGCCGGTCGTAGACGGGCGCCCCGGAGATCTGTGTGAGTTTCACGAACGGGAACACGGCCCGGTTGGGGACCTCGGTGACGACCCGGTCCTCGACGAGGGCGATGATGTCGTCGCGGGCCCGGAGCCAAGAGGACAGGAGCCGTTCGACGTCGACGGTCACTCGTCGGTGTCCCGCACGATGAGCTTGCCGCCGAAGTTGCGGACGGTGCGCCGGAACGGTGAGTAGGCCGGGTTGTTGACGGTCCCGAACTCGATCATGCGAGCGAACTCGTCATGGGCGGTGACCCGCCAGAAGTTCCGGAACTTGCGGAGCTTCACCGACTCTTTGAACCGGCCGTGGCGCATCGGCCGCCGGATCCACGGTTCCCCCGGCTTCTTCTTCGGCCACGACAGCGACACGCCTTTGGGGGCGGCCTCGATCACCGATTCCCGTACGGCCACGGCCCGGTTGCGCAGAGCCGCGGTCGGGCCCGGTTCGGTCCGGAAGAACGTGTTGAGCGCCGCCTGGTTGATCACGACCCGGTTGGCCATCAGATCCTCCGTACGACCGCGGCCTCGATGTGGGTGGGGTGATCGGTGACGGGATCGTTGACCGTCCACGGGTTGCCCCACACGTAGAACTCGTTGCCCCGGTACTCGATGAAGTCGTTGGCGTCGATCACGGTGTCGGGCAGGAAGTACACCCGCCACCGTTCCCGTTCGATCTCATCGGCCTCCGATGCCGTCGACTGCGCCCAGTAGCAGCGCTCATCGGTGGTGGTGACCGTGGCGATCGGCCGGTCGCCGTACTCGTCCATCACGCCCGGCTCCGCGTGATGGAGCGTGCATTCGTCTTTGATCATCTGGTGGATGGGGTGGTCTCTCACTGCGTGACTCTCATGTCCCCAACGGGAACCAGTCGGCGTCGGGAGTCGCCAAGTTCTCCTGGTTGTCGACCGGCACGTAGCCGTACGGGCCACCCCCCCACCCGTAGCCGGGCGAGAGGGTGATCTGGGAGAGACCCCCGACGTTGTTCGGGGGGAGCGTGGCCAACATGTCGCGCTCTGCCTGGCTCAGCCACGCTCCCCCGTACCGCACCGACACAGCACCGAGTTGTGCGGCCTCGATGCCGGCCGGGTTGTACCAGGCCCGCAACGCGGCGGTGCACGTGACCATGACAACGATGTCAGGGATCTCACCGAGAGCGGACCCGTCCTCAAGCATGTAGCTGGCGCCCGAGGCGTGCCGTACAAGCGCGGACGCGTCATTCAGCAGGGCCTGTGCTCTCGTCTGCTCGGCCGGATCGTCGATCGTGTGGCCGATGTGGGCTTCGATGTCGGCGACCGTGGCGAGCGAGGGGAGCATCAGGCAGCCACGACTCGAATGGCCCGCTGGGCGTCGAGCGTCTCGGCCCCGGCGAAGGTGGAGACGATGGCCCGGTCCTGCAGGAAGGCGCTGTCGTAATCACGAATGAAGCGCAAGGCAAGCCCCTGGTAGGACACGCCCTGGCCGAACGTGACACCGGCCGGAACGACCGGGGCGCGCATGACGAACGTGAACGCCTCCTTGGTGAAGATCATGAACGAGTTCGTGGTCAGCTCGTTGGAGACGACGACGTCCATGCCGTACAGCCGGCCGATGGTGGCGTTGCGCAGCGCCTCGGTGGAACCCGAATCCTGGTAGCGCACGATCCGGTTGGCGGTGTCGACGAGGAGCAGCATCTCGATTTCGGGTGACACGGCGAGCACCCGGCCGGTCTGGGGCACGTTGCGCTTGTTCAACTCCATGCGCGCCTCGAGGATCGCCACGTGGATCTCTTCGGACGTGAGCGCCGGAGTGATCGTCGTGGACGCCGGGAACGAGTTCATCTCGGTGACGAGCACCGCTTCGGCGCCGATACCCACGACCTGCGTGAGCGGATCGAGCACCTGCGACGTGAAGTCCCGCAAGGTGAAGGTGAACTCTTCGTCGGTGACGGGCGCGCCTTTGTAGAGAATCGGGCCGATGGTCACGGGAATCGTGGTCTCGGTGATCCGGTCCAACGTGATCGGCGTCGCCGCGTCACGCAGCGTCTGCGTGTACGTACGGGCCCCGCCACCGGTCACGGTCGGGGGGACGCGGACGTTGATGACCGTGCCTTGCTGACCCTGAAAGTCGGCTTCGGCGTCGCGGCTGACGAGCCGGGGCAGGACCAGATCCTGTACCAGCGCACCGATCGCCGTGCGGGCGATCACCGTGGGCGTGACGAACGTATTGCCTGCCACGGCATACCTCCAATGTCTGGGCCGTCAAAGCGCCATGGCAGGGCTCGACGGGGGGGTTACCGGGTCTTGCGCTGGTCCCGTCCCATGGAGATCAGGTCCATCGGGTCCATCCCGTCGAGGTTCGGGTTCGACGGTTGACCGTTGACCATTCGCTCTTGCGGACGACCAGGTATCCCCGGTGCGGGGTCTTTCGTGCCGAGTTCGGCGAGGAGCGCGTCAGCGGCTTCCTCCACGGCTTCCTTCGTGTCACCCACGAGGAACTTGATGAGCGACGCCGGCACGCCTTTGGCGGAGCCGACCTCGTAGCGCAACAGGCTCGTCTCGGCCTTGCTGCGAGCATCCCGCTCGACGGCGAGGGCCTCGGTGGCCTTCTGGACCTCGGACTTGTTGGCGTCCTCAGCCTCTTTGACTTTCTGCTCGTACGGCGAGAGTTCCTTGACCCGCTTCTCGGCCGCGGCCCGAGCGTCCCGCTCTTTGGCGATGGCGGCTTTGAGTTCGGCGTAGTCGTCGGGGGTGTTGGCGGTCTCGCCGGTCTTCTTGTTGGGCACCGGCTGATCGACCGGCGCGTCGGTGGGAGCACCTTCGGTGCTTTGGGTTTCGGGGGGCATCCCGCCCTCCTTCTTTCAGTCGGGGGGCATCCCGCCCTCCCGGCGATCAGTACCGGCGCTCTCGTTCCCGTTCACGGGAGCGTTCACGGGCCTCGGAGACCCGTTGCACGGCGCCGGACTTGCGCAGCTCGGTGAGCCGCACCTTGTTGATGGCCTTGCCCGGGTCGGTCCCGTACGGCACGGCGACGATTT